CTTTTCTGCGGTGCGCTCAACCACGTACGGGTTGAACACTTCGGGTACTATGACGTCAGCGATCTGCGTCTTTGCCATTGTTCACTACTCCTTTGCGCCCGCCTCAGCTTTCAGCTGCTTGGCGCGCTCAGGGTCCTCCCGGAGGATTCGACCCTGTTCGGTTAAATTGTAGTGGTCTTTCGACCACGGATTGTGTCCGGAACCCGCACCTCCGGCGTTTCCAGACCCGCCCCCGTTGTTCTGAGGGGCCTTGATGATCTTCTTCATGCGAGGAGAGTCTTTGTGCTCCTTCATGAACTCGTCGAGCTCCTTCTCGCCTATCATGACCTTTCCGTCGTCAGAGAGGTCCACCTTGTTTCGCAGGAGAAGCAGATCCCGCTCGTCGGGGATGGCTCCGCTGTCTACGTTGAGCTCTGAGAGCTTGTCGGTGATCGCCTTGGAGATCTTGTCCTTTTTGATTTGCTCCTGAAGCTCGGAGTGCTTGGACTCGTAATCCTGCTTTGCCTTCTCGGTCTTCTCCAGCTTTTTCGAGGTCTGGTCGAGCTGGCCCTTGAGATCCTCCATTTCAGCCTTGAGCTGATCATTCTCCCTGCGGAGTTTCGCCGCTTCCTCAGCGCTCATTCCGCCCTGGGAGTTGCGGATTTTCTCTTTCGCCTCATCTCGTTCGTTGATGATCTTGTCGATTTCACCGAAGAGATTGTCGAAAAGCTCTTTTGTCTCGTTGGGTACCTCCGCCCCTTCAAGACCCTCTTTCACCTGTTTGAGCATCTGCTTTACGCTTGCCATTGTCGTTCTCTCCTCATTCCGGCACTTCCGTCCGGTGTTATTTCCCCGGCGCTTCCGTCCGGGCGGGCGCTTCCGTCCCGACGCGCCTACCGGCGCATATTGATCGCTCTCGCCTGTCGGCGAGCCTTTCGCTTGCTCCTATGACCGCCGCCGTCAACCGGAGTGCCTTTTTGGGTTTTCACCAGGCGCCCCGTCGGCTCGACCACTCGATACCTATTCCGTCTCTTCCTCACTCGTGCCGGCATCTTCGATCTCCTCTTCAGGCGGCAACTCTGGCTCTTCGCCGCCATCCACCTCTTTGAAGCACTCAGGATTCGCGAGGATCGTCTCCTCGGGCATCTTGAGCGTTGCTGTATGATCAGGCCCGACGCCAATTATACAGTCGTACCAGGTGCCAAAATACTCGGTCTTGCTTACCGAGCTCACCTCCAGTTCCTTCGCCTTGAGAAGATCACAGAACTTCTCGGTGACCCGATATTTCCTCCGCCTGTTTTTGGGCGATTTCACTTCACTCACACTTTCTACTGCACCTTTACTCATGACTCCTCCTTATGAAGCCACTCAAAAACATTGATCGGGTCAGGAAGCCAGCTACCAGCTGATATCGGAAGCCGGACAATAAGCACACTGATTTTCTGGTCAACCTCATAGATTTCCACGTTTACTATCTTTTCAAAGAAAACCATCTCAGCCATAAAAGCGAATAGGATATTGTCATTGAGGTCTACCGCATACGCGACTTGCGTACCTTCTTCCTCAACCTCAAACTCTTGTATATCTTTATCCTTCCATCGCTTCATGCCGCTTCCTTCCTTTTCAGTTCATCGAGGGTGAGCACTCGGCCATCCTGGACGAAACGGTCGATTCCGCCTCCCTCCTTGAACATCTGATAGCGTTTTTTCCCGAGCACATCCTTCTGCACACTTGCCGGCTGCTTTTTCAGCCATGCGCCATAGGTGGTCTTCTCCGCCACCTGGCCGTTCATGCTCGCCCGAGTACCCTCCGAGGCCTCGTCGAGGTCTATCCCAAGTTCTTTCCAGGAGCGTACCACCGGGACCGTCGTCGATCGGCATCCCCAGTGTTGCGGGGGGCGAGGGCCTTCGCCCACTTGGTAGACTTTCCCGTCCAGATTGGCGCAGATCAGCGTGGTGCGGTTGTCGAGGGTGGCGACGTACTGCACGCCTTTCACCAGGTCACCGTTATTCCTATAAAGCTCCTCCCGTGCAACACTGGCGGTGTTGTTGATCGCCGTGCGCACCAGGGCGCCCGCCTCTTTACGGGTTGCTTCTATGATACCGTCAGCGTACCCCTGAGAGCGTCTGCCGCGGATCCGCCGGACGATCTGATCTATGCTCTCGCCCTCAGCCCATCCCTGGCGCAGTGCGCCCTGGATGAGCTCAAGGCGGCGCTGTTCGTAGCGCTGGATATGCTGCTCAAAGAGCTTCCCCTCGAACGGCCGTGCCATGACCGCAGCGAAAATCTGATCCGGCGCCGGCTGGGTGATGTTCCAGCGAATCGGAAGTGCCTGCTGGATCCGCTTCGACTGGAACTCGGACTCGTACTGGCCGAACTCGCCGATCTGATCGCGCAAGCCGATCTTGAGCTCTGCAACCGCCTCGGCGTTGATCTGCCGGATGTCCTGCAGCAGCCGCTCAAGTCGTGCCTTGGTAAAGGACTCCTCTCCGGCGCGGGAGGCGATCCGGGCCACCAGGTCTTTGTCCACCTTCTCCATGAGCTCGATGACATCCTTCAGGACTTGCGTCTTATACCGCTCGAGGTAGACCGAGTGGCTAATCCCGTATTCCTGGAGGAGCTCATTCACCGTTGCCAATGGCGCCTCCTGTCATCATCGAAAAGCTCGGAGGACTCTGGCTGATCTCGTCCTGGATCTCCTCCTCGGTGCGGCCGTCACGCACGAGCTCGCCTTGCTTCAACGCATGGAGGAAGTCGCTGTACGCAATCCCGCCGGACTGCCAGGTCTTCATGAGCGCCAGAAGCGTCTGAGCGTCCATCGACGTGGGCATGAAGTCACTGTTGAGTTCGACCGAAACCTCTCCGGAGGCGCCAGCCCAGTCTCGCAGCAGCTCAAGCACGCGGGTGAGGGACTTCGAGACAGCCCGGGCGACACTCGCAAGGGTGGCGCTCTCGCCGGCACGGTGGATCTGCGCCGTCTCCGCCGCCTCCACCATGCGTTTATCCTGGGCGAGGATCCGGGCCCCGAGGACTGCCATCATCTCCTCTTTTTGCTTGGCCGCGTTCTCGAGGGCCTCGAGGCCGCCTCCGGTGAACTCGAGGAACTTCGCCTCGGAGTTCTCATCCATGTGAATCCCGCTCTCGGAGCCCAGCTGTACCTCGGCCACTTCATCGCCGTCTTCGGTTATGAATGTGCCGAGGAACACCGGGGTGGGGGAGCCGCACCAGTGGCGCCCGTTCTCGAGGTCCGCCATGGTCCGGTAGTGTGAGAGATTCACTGAGACGAGGTCCTCGATCGGGGACTTCTGCACCTCGGTCGAGCCCTCCCGGGGGCCGAGGAACTCAAAGGGAATCTCGTTAAGAACACTCCCTTGCTGGGTCGGGAAGATATCTCCCTGAGAGACCCAGTTGCCTTCAGTGTCTTCCCGAAACACTCGCTGCCGGTAGCCTTCGGAGGTGAGATCGAGCACGCGGTATTGCTCGGCTGGCTCCCTCTGGAACTCATCATCGCCGGCTACAATATAGGTTTCCTTGAGCACCACCTTGGTGAGTGTGGTGCGGTTTCCCACACGTCCGGTCTCCCAGTTGGTGATCTGTTCAGCCTCGTAAAAGGTGGCATAGGGGCGGTCGCCCCGCTGCTCAATCTCGGCAACGGTGAGCTCGCGCCCTTCCTCTTCCACCGCCGGGTAGTCCACCAGGATGCCCCCGCGGGCTACGGTAATCACTTCCTCGACCGCCTTCTCGGCGAGCTCGCGGAAGCTGAGTCCCGAGAGCGTCACATCATCAAGGAGCTGCGATATCGGCTCGGCATCGATCGCCGGATCTTTACGGAAAACCAGTCCGGTGAGCCCGTCCACGGTTCGCCCGGTGGCATTGTAGTACAGCGCTCGCTTGCGATAGGCGTTGTACTCTTGATCCGTCATTTTCAGGGAGAGCTTCGGTAAATAGGAATCGCCGGCAGCCTTCACTGCATCTTCGCCGGCTGCAGCGTCCCGGAAGCGTCTCCATTTCTTCGCATTCTCTGCGTACTTGCTGTGCACAGTCGTTACCGGCATTACCCCATCCTCACTTTCACCCGTCGGGCGATGCGCTTCGCGGCGGTCAGCCGGTATCCGGCCTCATCGTAGACGTGATCCTCGGCCTCGGTATCCACATCCTCCGGATCCCGCTCACTTCGTGGCAGAACCGGGACGGTGCGGATGAACCCGTCTGTGCAGGTGGAGAAGATATACAGCCCGGGCTCCTCCGGTCGCTCCGCCAGCGCCGCTCGCAGCCGCCTGCGGAGTGCCTGCAGCCTCGCTCGGCGGGAGCCGGGCGATTTGTCAGCGGTCGTGAAGATATCCTGGCCGCCTTTGCGCCCCCAGAATCCGGCGTTAATGCCAGCGGCGATTGAATCTTTGCCCGGATCAGCGTCGAAGATGGAGCTGTCGGCGGGGCCTGGATGGATCAGGCTGATCCCGTGGTAGGCTTTGAGCGACTCCTCCCGCTTGCGGATTCCCTGGCCGATCTTATCGTCGGTCATGCGCAGCCCCTCGTTCGGGTTGCCGTTCCAGCCATACCACTCGGCGATGCGGATAAGCGTCCCCCGTGGGAAGTGGCGCCGTCCGCCTCCGGGGAGCTCCGCCGGGGTGCCGTCACTCTCGGCCCACCAGCCCACGGAGAAGGGGCGGGAGGAGCCCCAGTCGAA